GAAAATAGACAAATTAATCAAGATTTTGTTAACTGGGAATTAAACGAAATTCTTTTAACCTCTCTTTTCCATCGGGTTTATTATTCTTCATTCATTACTGGTAAAGGTTTTTTAAAGACTGGTTGGAAATATGAACCAGCAGTTGAAGTTCATACCGATACTGGTGTAAAAAAAGTAATTAGAGAGATTACTAATCGGGCAGATGCAAAATTTGTCAGATTTAATGATCTGTTAATTCCAAATAGAAATATTCCTAATATTGAAGAACAACCATATACTCTGGAATTAATTCAAAAGAATGTTGGTGAAATTTTAAGCGAGAATGAAAAAGAAGAATATTGGAAGAAGGATTGGATTGAAAAATTAAGAAAAAATGGGGTTACTAAAAAATTACTTGATTACGAAATAGATTTTGCTAGTGATGATGATGTTGATGATTTCTCTTTTAAATCTGCTTATGTGTCATTAATTTGTATGTACACTAAAGAAGGAGATGTTTTATACATTCCTTTTGACGCAAAAGATCAAGTAGTGAACAAGATTCAAGAGAATCAATATTGGCACGGTCATTATCCATATATTGATTTTACTCTCTTCCCAGAAGATGATGAATTTTATTCAATGGGAGTAGTTGATGTAGTTGGAGATTTGCAAGTTGCTGCTACTGAACTTCTAAACCAGATGTTAACTAATGTTCGTCAAGTTAACTATGATATGTGGATTGCTGGTTCTGCTGCTGCTCAAACCCCTGATTGGCAATTTTCAAAGCGACCCAATGGCATTATTAGAGTAGCTGGAGATGCTAATCAAATCCAACAAGTAAGAACAGCAGATAACGCTAGTCCAACCTTAAGAATTAGCCAAGATATTCAAAATAAAATTGAACGAGCTGGAGGAATTTCTTCGCTTTATGCTTCTGGTGTTCCTTCACAAAGTATTAATCAAACCGCTAGAGGTGCTCAAATTATTGATCAAAACATTGATACTAATATGAGAATGATTATTGATCTTTTTGGAGAACGAGTGATTAAGCGACTGGGAGAACACTTTTTGGAACTTAATGCTCAATATGTAACCGAAGAACAAACATTCTTTATTACTGGTAAGAAAAATGTTAGAGATATTATAGCAATTGATCCAGAACATGTATCTGCTAATTTTGATGTGTTTGTTAATGCTGAAAGAATGGTTAAACAAACTCCAGCTTCAAGACAAGCATCACTACAAAATTTAATTATGACTTTAAATGGAATTTCTAATCAATCTGGAGTTATGACTGATTTAACACCAGTTGTTGAAGCCTTAATTGATTCTTATCCAGAAATGGAAAATATTGATGAAGTAGTTGTCTCAGTAGATGAAAAGGCTAAAAGAGATATTGCTACTCTTGAAAGAGGTCAAGAAGTTGAGGTTAAAGTAAGAGATCCCCATCTTGAATTATTACAGGTAGTGCAAATCCATCTAGAAGATAATGCTGATTCTTACCCAGAAGAAGTGATGGCAGTCTTTGGTAAATATATTACTGATCATATGAGGTTTATTCAATCTGCTCAAGAAATTAAGATGATGAGTCAACCACAATTACCTATAGGTCAAGAACCAGAAGCATTAGTTGGAAGGATGGGAGGTGGACCTAAGAACCCAGATGCTTTAAATTCTGAACAGGCTGGATTACCAGAAAATCAGAAAACATATAATTTAGGACAAATAGTTCCACCCAAATCTGAATTATGAACTTTAAATTAATTACATCTTTGGTAGAGAATATTATTTCATCTATTGAGAATACTGCTGTAGCTGCAGTTAATGTAATTCGAACTAACTTATTTAATGTAAAGGTAACTAATTTCCCCAAGACCCAATCAGTTAAGGGCACAGTAACTGTTGCTAATCAGAAGAATCTTGAAAAAGAAGTTAGGGATATTGATAAGTCAGTTAAGAAATTACACAAGTCTGTGGACTCAATTAAGATACCAGATAGGATAGAGGTTACTAATTTTCCTACTCCAGAGAAGTTTCCAGAGTTCCCAAAGTTCCCAGAGTTTCCAGAATTTCCTGAATTTCCAGATAGCTTTAGTGTAGATAACCAACCTATTAAAGAACTAAAGGACATTACTTCTGGAGTTAAGGATTTAAAAACGGCAATTTCTAAAATCAAGTTTGATCCAGAAATCAATGTTCAAGCTCCAAAACCTGAAAAAGTAATTGTACCTCCTGCCAATGTAATGGTTACACAACAAGAAATTGATTATGAAAAATTAGCTAAATTACTTGCTAAACAAATACCTTCTTTAGATTATGAAAAACTTGCTAATACACTTGCCAAAGAAATGGGTCAGATGGTTATTACTGGTGGTGGAGGTGGAGGTGGTACATCTTTTAAAGACGAAAATGGTAATAAAGCTTATGGACTAATTGGTGCAGATCGTTATCTTCAAGTTGATGTGCGAAATATGCCAGTACAAGAGTCTGTAGAGTATCTTATTCAAGATGTAGATAAAACTACAGAAGATGTTACTTATGTGGGTTCGGCTACAAGTGATGGAGTCTGGATTATTCAAAAGATTGAAAATAATTCATCATTTAGATATATAACTGGAACTGAAGATTATTCAACTAATTGGGATAATAGAGCAACATTAACATATAAAAGGATCTTTGAATTATGATCAGAAACTTTAGAAGAAAACCAACTATTAAAGCAGAAGAATGGGATAAAATTGAAGAAAAAGCCAAGAGTGCTAGTTATTTTTTAAATAATAAACGCTTCAAGTTTATTCAAGACTATATTAATGCTTCACTTAATGAAATAGAACAATTGATTTTAAATAATAGTGTTAAAGAGGTTCACGAAGAAAGTATTATTTCTGATAAATTCAAGAAAATATTTGTGACTCCCAAAAAGGTGCAGGTTGATGAATTAATTGGTGCTTATAAATGGATTAAACAATTTATGGCTGATTTAGAATTTCTCATTATTCAAAGAGATAATTTTGTTAAAAAAGCCGAGAATAAGGAAATTGAAATTGAACGATCAAAAGAAATTTGATAAACCACTAGATAAGTGGGTTGAAGAAACCAAAGATCTTGAGATAGTTACTCCCAAATATAGTAAAAAAGGTGTTGAATTTGTAAAAAAGACTATTGAGACTAAAGAAAATGTAGTTTACACAGAACCAACAAATTACAGAACTTTTTGTGCTAGAGGAGAACATCATTGGGAATGTGAAGATCCACATAATTATATTTTCCGTTGTAGCAAGTGTTCTTTAAAGAGAAAAGTTTTTCCAATTACCTATGACTTTAAAGATGGTCAATTAATTAATCGTAGAACTGGTGAATTAATCTAATTTTCAAAAAAGAAGACAAATGAATAGATAGTTTGTTATTATTGTATTAAGTAACAAATCTGACATCCTTTGTTGTTACTTTGATGCTTCGGGTTGCGAGACCCGTCACCAAATATCGTTAGAAGCTAAGAAGGATGCAAGAAAGGAACAGAATGCCAGAAGGTTCTGTTTTAGTAGACGGAGTAGATACTGAATCTACGGAAACTCAAGATTCTAATGAAGAATCTAGTGAAGAGACTAAAGAAGTTGAGGAAACACAAACCGATACTTCACAAGAATCAACACAAGAAACAGAAGAGTCAAAAGATTCCAAAGAGGAAGTAAAATACACCGAAAAAGGTACTAAGCTAGATCCTAATCCAGCGTCAGCTGCTTATCAGCAACTGGCAAATGAAAGAAGGATAAGGCAACAATACGAACAGGTTTTGCAAAATCCTGCGTTACTCCAGAGATATTTAGAAGAGTCTGGAATGACAAAGGCAGAGCAGAAGGAAGTTAAAAAAGCATTTGATGCTAACAACTTTAAAACTGTAGATGATGTTGCTAAAGCCTTTAACGATATTCAAACTGAATATCAATCAAAGGTGCAGGAACTAGAGAACACAGTTAGATCATTAAAAAGTGAGCTATCAGGTCTAGGAACAAGCAGAAGACTAGAACAAGTTGCAAATAAAATGCAATCTGATGTTGTTTCGGTTCGGGCTAAATATCCTGAACTTGACCCAAATTCTCCAGATTACGATGCTGATTTGGAGAAGGCAGTAGCTGACTTTTATAGAATGTCTGACTATGACCAACAGACTGGTAGTTTTATGGGCAAACAATCAATTGCCGAAATTACTGAAATAGTAATGAAAGCAGTTAACAAAGCCAGGAAATCTGGCTCTAGACAAGCTCAAACAACTATCAAACAAAAATCTTTAGGCAAAGTTGTTACCTCTAGTAAAAGTACGTCTGGTTCATCCAAAGAAACAGATGATCCAGGTGCAACAATTGCTCAGAGAATTAATAAATTATTAAGTCAGTAAAGGAAATATTATGTCCGCTCAATACGGTCAGAGGTCAACCCTTGCTGCTTCGGATAGAGATCTTCATATTGATATAGAAGATCAAATTGTTAAATATCCCGATGCTCGCATTGAGTTACTCAAAAGATTAAACGGCTCTAACTTCAAAAATAATGTGAAATCTCACAAATATGAATGGAGTATCCGTGATAATCGACCTTTGAAGGCTAAAGTGGTCAATTTAACTGTCGCTGCTAATGCAACCGAAGTTATTGTTGATACTGCTGGTGCTTTCAATAAGGATGATGTTATTAAGAAACCAAATGGCGAACTAGTCATTGTTGAAAAAGTAATTGGTGGAACCAATGTTACTTTTAGACATTTGTCTGGTACTCCAGAGTCTTTAGAGGCTGATGATGTGTTGGTCGCTGTCGGTGTTGCTGCTGCTCAAGGTGCAGATGCCGATGATATGGTGACTACTGGCTTTGAAGATCTGTACAACTACACTCAAATTTTTGAGGATGTTGTTGATCTTTCTGGCACAGAGAACGCAGCCTTAATTAGAGGTGAAGAGAACTCTGGTCAACTTATTGCTCGCAAGCAACAAGAATTGGCTGAGAAACTCCAAAATACTTTGATTATCGGTGCTCGCACTAAAAACGATGCTCGTAAGCATTACACCATGGGTGGATTAAAATTCATGGTTGATACTTACGCTCCACAAAATGCTATCAATTTTGGGGGAAACATCTGGACTAATGATAGTGATGTAATCGCCAAGATAGACGATGGGTTTGATATTCTTGCAAACAAAGCCTTCGACAAACCAGTAATGTATGTCGGTGCTAAGTTTATGAGAAAATTCAAATTTATCCAAGACGACACTACTCAAACAACTTTGCGTGAGAAAGCACGAGGAGTTGGTGTAGTCAGAACCTATCTATCTCACCTTTTTGGTGATGTTGATGTGGTCTTACTACAGGAGAGAGCTGGTCTAATGGATGATCTAGTTTTCTTGGTAGATGAATCTACTATTGGTTACAAAGCTATGCAAAAGAGAGCATGGAAAACCTATCCTCTTGCTAAAATCGGTGATAGTTACCGCTGGCAAGTATTAGGTGAATACACTTTCAAGGCTGATATGCCTGAGAATATTGTGTATTTCTATAATCTTGGCATTTAGTCTTGATAACTAACTAATTAGCCCTCTCTATATGGGAGGGCTTTTTAGTATCCTATAAGTTAGACCCCCCTATTACAGACCTTAATAGAATTTGTTATTCTTAATAATGAAAGGAGGAAATTATGGCAACAACTACAGCAAGAACCGTCTTTGTTTTAGGTAAAGAAGTTGACGGCAACAGAGAAGTTCATGTTTTAGAATCTGGTTCTACCTATGATTGGGATTACGATACCATTTCAACCTATAGTTCTGGATATGCTTCATTCCCATATTTTGAATAGAGGTTTTTAATATAAATTTAGGGCTACCTATTGTGTAGCCCTTTTTTTATATAAGACAAATCATATTAAAAAAGTTTACAATTAAGGTATATGATAAACACATCTCAAGTTATTAGTACCCTAGCTGATGTAATGAATTTTATGGCGGTTTATGCTGGTGGTTCAGTACCAGCTGAAAGTGATGACGAGCATCAATCTTGGAGACGCTGGATTAGGGTAAAACAGGAAGAATATGCAAAGAGGGGATTCTGGAGGAGACTTCTTCAAAGAGCCGAAATTACCCTAACTGGTGAGACCACACTACTTCCAGAAAACTTTCATAAATCAAATGGTCTTTATGTACTTGATGTAGCTGGTGTAGATTGGATGGAACCAGACAATAAAGATGGTATTTATGTTTTTGTGGAAATGATTAATGACAGTAGTAATGATAATTTAGGTCGTTGGCAAATGAGATTTAGTGCTCCAGTATTGAT